ACCTGCTCCAGAGCCTGCACCAGCAACTGCTGATGGCGATAAGCCAAGTGCTCAGGATATCTTAGCTAAAATAAGAGCTAGAAAAAGCGATTAATTTGATAAACAATAGCAGAGGGGCGAAAGTCCCTTTGCCTTATTAGAGGAGACAAATATGGCAAAACCTTTTGACGTAAGCAAATTCCGCAAAAGTATTACAAAGAGTGTGCCTGGACTCAGTAGTGGATTTAGAGATCCTGATACATGGATTTCAACAGGTAATTATACACTAAACAAACTTATAAGTGGTGACTTTCATAAAGGTGTACCACTAGGTAAAGTAACAGTATTCGCTGGAGAATCGGGTGCTGGTAAAAGTTTTATATGCAGTGGTAACTTAATAAGAGAAGCACAAAAACAAGATATTTTTTGTATTCTAATTGATAGTGAAAATGCATTAGACGAAAAATGGCTAACTGCTTTAAACGTAGATACTAGTGAAGATAAACTAATGAAACTAAACGTAGCAATGATTGATGATGTTGCTAAAGTTATTAGTGATTTTACTAAAGAGTATAAAGCAGATTATGCTGACAAAGATGAAGCAGATCGACCTAAAGTATTATTTGTAGTAGATAGTTTAGGTATGATGTTAACACCTACAGATGTTGATCAGTTTACTAAAGGCGATATGAAAGGTGATATGGGTCGTAAACCTAAAGCACTAACAGCCTTAGTTAGAAATTGTGTAAACATGTTTGGTGATTATAACATTGGATTAGTAGCAACAAACCACACTTATGCATCACAGGATATGTTTGATCCAGATGATAAAATATCAGGTGGACAAGGCTTTATCTATGCAAGTAGTATTGTTGTTGCAATGCGAAAACTTAAACTTAAAGAAGATTTAGATGGTAACAAAGTATCTACAGTACAAGGTATTAGAGCCGCCTGTAAGGTAATGAAAACTCGTTTTGCTAAACCTTTTGAAAGTGTGCAAATTAAGATTCCTTATGAAACTGGTATGAACCCATACAGTGGTTTTGTTGAGTTATGCGAAGCTATAGGAATTCTTACTAAAACTGGTAATAAATTGGCATACACAAGTCCTGCAACTGGCGAAGTTCATAGTTATTTCAGAAAACAATGGACAGGAGATAAATTACAGTTAATAATGGACGAATGGGGCACAAAGGACTTACCTGAACCTGAATCTAGCGAACAGCCATTACAGGAGATACCAGTAGATGAGATTATCGACGAACGAGAGTGAAATCTTAGTTGAAGTATGGAGTTCACTTAAACAACATATAGCCAGCAAAGATAAAAATGACGCCGCAGAAGGGTTTGTACAAACCCTTCTCGGTAGTGGACTTGATATAGATAATATCTATGAAGAGTTTTATGGACTTGACAATTACCTTGATCGTGCTTTAAATTTAGTAGCAGAGTTTGAGGAAACAGAGGACGACGAGGACGAATGGCTCGAAGAAGAATGGGATGAGTAGTTGGTTTAATACACTCACAAAAGACCTAAGTAAGTTACCTGAAGCAATAGATAGTTACAATACTGAACTAGATCAAGCTAGGCCTGAATGTAGTCTTAAAGGTAACTTAGAAAAAAATAGCAGAGAAATTCCAGGCATTGTAGAACATAGATTCAATCAACTACAAGAAGTTGAAGCAATACTGGAGTTTCTTAATATTGAGTTACGTAAGCTCAAAAGTAAAAAATTCCGTACATATATAGAAAGTTACAACCGTGCATTAAGTAGCAGAGATGCTGAAAAGTTTGCAGAAGGGGATTCTGATGTAATAGATTTACAACATTTAGTAAATGAATTTGCATTAGTTCGTAACAAGTATCTAGGTTTAATAAAAGCATTAGATGCAAAACAATTCCAACTAAACAACATCACAAAAATTAGAGCCGCAGGCCTAGAAGATGTATCTCTTTAAAAAAAGTTAAAAAAGAGGTTGACCTTTATACCAAGATGTCATACTATAATAGTGTAGGTAATAAAAAAGAGGTCAAAAATGAAGTTTAAAGTTTTCCAAATACATTTAACAAATGCTGAAGTAGACACAATTAATGCCAAAGGGCATGATAGTGTTCCTAAGCACGCCGCTAAATTAGATATGTCTTTTGCTAAAGATGTAGGTTCATTAGCAAAAACTGCAATGGATAATGGTTGGTATACACACGTATCTAACATTACTGCTGACGGTTTAGAAAAAGTGTTTGAAGTAGGTAACATTGGTCCTGAAGAAAACATTGAGAGATTAGCTCCAATGCATTCAGTAAGTGTTGCTGATATTATTGAAGATGAAACTGGTAAACAGTTTGTTTGTGCCAGTGTTGGTTGGAAGGAAGTAGCATAATGAGATTAAAAGGTGCAACAACTGTTCTTAAAAAAGAAGCAGAATTTTTAGGTATGACTTTTGAAGAATTATTAATTTTTATAGTTCGTAATCCGTATGCAGTAAAATGTAGTACAATTGATGCATACAATGTATATAATAAGGAGACAAGATAATGTTTGATGTGTTTTCTGATAAAATAGGAACTATCCACAGTGGTTTAACTCTAGCTGATGCAGAGAAACAAGCAAAAAAAGCCGCCAAAGTAGTTGGTCCAATCGCAATTTTTAAAACTAATGACCTAACATTTACTATAGTAAAATGGGTCTTTCCAAGGAAAATATAATGATTAGAATATGGAACTCAGCATTCTTTAAGCATAACGAAGACGAGAGATTCGTTCCGTTAGACGAAGTTAATATTGTAACTCAGAAGATATGTGAGTTTACAAGTGCTCCTTATATATTATTTGAGCATAAAGACTTTCCACTAGGTGCTTTAAAAGCAGTATATGACGGCACATATTGGGATTGTGATTTAGATTAATAAAAAGGTTGACATCTATAGCAAGATGTCTTACTATAATAGTATAACAAAAGAAAGACTATTATGATAGAAACAAAATTAACATTTACATACGTTACACCACTTCAAGGAAGACGTAAAACTTATACACTTAGAACAGTAGGTCAAACTAAAAAGTCTTCTAAGGAAAAAGTAATGAAAATGTTTATGAAGGAAAAAGGTCCGTTAGGTATGAAGGACAGAATGGGTTGCATAGACGCAATCAACTATAGAAAAGTTAAAAATTGTTGGGACATATAAAATGGTAGAACTATTTGAAGATATTAATGTTTTAGAAAATGCACTAATAGCATTAGATGAAGGTGCAAGTGATGAAAAGCGAATGGCAATGAGTTCGCTAGAAACAATGCTTAATAACAAAAAAGCAGAAGTTGCAAAATTAGAAGAATACATGGAGAAAGAATCAAGTGGCTACTGAGTACACAGAACGATTACGAAAACAAGGATTATACGAACTTTCGTATGAACCTAAATCGTTCTGGGAATATAGTAGAGGTAATAGCATAGACAAACTTGTTGAAGATATTAAATCCTATGATTATAATACAGAGAAAACTCACGATGATTTTATCACGGCAGGCAGAGGTTCTTTTTTATCAAAGTTTAATTCTGAATATGCAAAAAGAATAATTGAAATGTGGTCTAAAGAGGGTGATGCTATTGTTGACCCTTTTGCAGGAAGAAGTTCTCGAGCATTAGTGTCAACACTAATGGGTAGAAACTATGTTGGATTTGATGTTCTAAAAGATAATTTAACAGAAGCACAAGAACAATATGACACTTTGAAAAAAGATAGAGAATTGGGTAAGCTAGAGTTAATCAATTCTAGTAGTGAAAATATTGATGACCATTTACAAGATAATGTTGCTGATATGATAATGACTTGTCCACCATATTACAATATAGAAAAGTATGATAGTGCTGATGGACAACTAACAGATATAAAAACATACGAAGACTTTTTAAAAGTGTATGAAGTTATCTTAGAGAAAACTTCTAAGGTATTAAAACCAAGTTGTTTTTTTGTAGTCGTTTTAGCAAACTTTAGAATTGATGGTAAGTTATATGATTTTAGTAGTGATACAAAAGATATACTTAAAAAACATCTAACATTCCACGATGAAATTATTTTAGAAATGAGTCCAGCGAAAAGACACCCTCTATATAATCAATCTATCAC